AGTTTCGTACCTCCTCGCCTCTTTTTGGGAAAAACTTAAGGGAGCCCCATTTGTAGCTCCCTAAAAATGCCATGCTATTCTTTGTAGTAGACTGAATTTTATCCACGTTTACCGAGTGATACTCTTCCCACTAATCGGACATCAAATTACACCTGCGGTAGGAAACTTAATTTCCACTGTCCCGAGCAGGGGGGAAACTGCCACGAACAAAAAGAAGGTCAAAGGGCTTCAAGTTCATACCCTCGACCTCCTACCAGTTGATCTGGTCAACTTCTTCTTTTGTGGTTGCAGCTTCGACTTTTCCTTTTAGTGTCCAATACTTCTCGATATGTTGTTGCTTATACTGGCCCGCCTCAAAAACCACATCGATAAACTGAGCTTTGGTCAAGGTAACGATACCAGCGTCCTCCGTCTTCCACTGAGTATCTGTCAACTCAGGCTTGAGCAAAAACAAAGTACTTTGCTGGTTGAAGTTAGCCTGATCCTCTTCATTAAAACGGAAGGTGTGGCTGGTTGAGGTAGATAAGAAGCCAGCATGAATCGCTTTGAAGCATTCGGTGTTCAGGAAGTCGATCTTTGCTTTTTTCACCTGTTCTAGTGGTGCTGCTGGCGGTGTCAGATCCCAAAGGATTGCTTTCGTTTTCGGATCAATACGATATAGATACTGCGAAAACTTGTCCGCATCTTGACCAAAATCAAGTTGAAGGCAGCCAACCGTTTCTGGCACTCGATCCTTTAAAGCTCGGTACGCTTCGAAGTCCTGTTCCAACGTGGTTTCAACAACTGAACCCACTCTTTCTCCTGTGTCTACCAAAACATTTCCCGTTGCCATTTCATAATATATTTTTCTACCAATTTGTTTCATAAATTACTCTCCTTTCTTATTCAAAAGCATAATAGGTAACAGGTATAGAACTAGTTACCAGGAATTTCGTGCTAAATCCGCTAGTCGTGATTGACCATTTCAAATCGACGTGGGCGGATCCACCTACACCTCCACCACCGAAATCCGAAAGATACTGTCCCGTCCAGTCTACTCTGTTGAGGGAGTATGGTTTGTATCCACCACTACCATCGACATTATAGATCGTGACATCCCCATCAATTGGTAGGTGAATTTTGCGGTAGTATGCGTAGCCCCTAGAGGTGCTTTCTCTTGCGTGCAAGACGATCACCGAAGGCATAAAACCCAATCCCGTTACTGTGAGATTTCCGTTTGCATCGGTGGATATCGTTCCACTTGCCCATTTCTTTACACCTGATAGCAAGCCGACTTTATTAACTAATGTCTGGACACTCTCCGAACCACTAGCAACCGTACCTTTCGCAGTAATATTGGCTGCCAATGTATTTTTTGCATTTTGAATTTTAGTGATAATAGTCGCAACATCATCTGTACTTGCCGCAGGACTACCAACAACTGATGCAAGATCAGCTTTTTGATTGATGCATTCCATCGTTTGTAGAGAAGTTATGATGTCCTTGATTGACGCAGTACTTGGTAATTGTGCCAAGATAACCCTCCTCATTCGTAAGCTTTCCAAATGATATTTTTATATGTGTAGCCGGAATAACTGCCATTTGTTAATACGAATCCATTAGAAACGGGACGATCTTTTACATAGACTCCATCAGTACGATCAGAAACCCATTGTAGCGATCCATCAATCATGGTTCTGAGAAAGTTAATGCTGTGGTAATTTACGTCAACTCCGTTGCTGAGCTGACCCAAAAACTCAACCATTACGATTGCTGGAACGAAGTCTAACGGGACTGATGTGGTAGCTTGAGCAGATAATGAGGAAATTGTCCCGGTCGCTATTTTTTTCCCCGTCTTAACTTGTGGAATAGCTTGTTGAATCGCTACCCATGTTGAGGCGGCTGTGAGACCGAGAGATTTCTCAGTGCTTACGGCATTCAAGGCGTTCACGATATTCGTCTTTACGGTGCTTTGGTTAGTGTCAGCCGCATTGACTATATCTATCAGCGCTTTTTTATCTGCCCCATTAATCCCTTTCCCCATACCGTGATCCCGAAGAATATCACTTATCATGCACTTGGCACCTCACTTACCACATCACCATCAGCATCGTAAGAAATGGTTACTGTCACTGTACTATCAACCGTCGCGCCGTCCGTTTTGTAGTAAACTCGCGTATCAGTCTGATAATTCCCTTTCGCATCAGGATTTGAAAGTGTAGATTTCATGTACAAAGTGTTATCCGCTACTCTTCGGTACTCAACAATCTTGAATATTCCGTTTGCATCTTTGCTACTTTTATTTTTCTTGAAATTCGCCAGTTGATCTGCAACCAAACGGCTGCTGGCGTCCCGTGTAGGGATTTGATTAGCCCCTTGCCCTATGGTCTTACCTCCGACACTGGCAGCATCACCCGTGATACTAAAGGCTCCTTTTCCAGCTCCATCAAGACGGGCAATCTTATTCGCCCCACTTGCGGCCACCTCCGATTCTTTGACAAACATATCCTTCGATACAATGTTTCTGTTATCAACCGAAGTAATGATAGAACTAGCATCCGTAGCAAAGTACCACAGGTTGCATTTAGCATCAGCAGCTTCCTGAGAAGTTGTGTTTTTCACCACTCCATCAGAATCCAAGAAAATATACTGACCTTGCGTGGCGCTTAACTTAATACTCCCTGCATTTACTTCAAATCGCACTCCATTTGCATAGGCCACACCAGCTGTCCATTGAGCTGTTAATCCACTTGCTGAAAATTCCAACCCAGAAACCACCGGACTACCAATCACTGTCTGCGCCAAGGCCTCAGTAAGCACCTGCGCTTCAGCAATCCCTTGCTCCATTTTATTCAACCGTGTTGCCGTTACCTTTGTTCCCTGCTGTACAACATCCCCTGTTACGGGGTCAACAATATGGTCAACCCAGGTCGTCTTTTGATAAGCCACCTATACCACCTTCACTTCCAGAGAAAATTCAAAAGCAACCAATAGCCCGCTGTCACCCTTTACCACCTGCATGTTTTTAATTGCTAGAGCGTTACCCTCACTGTCCACTAATACCGCCGACTGAATACGCCCTTGTGCCTGTACATCGTCTAAGTAGATATATTTGGTTACTTTGAAGCCATTTTTAATTGTTTTGTAGATCGGATAGGATCGTAGCGTACCGTCTACGTTAATCAATGCCCCTTTAATCTGATTACTTAAATCATCTCGTAACAATTCTAGTAACCGATTTTGGATGATAGCCAAGCCTTACACCTCCCCTTCTGGATACATCATGTTTGTTAGTGGAAAGTTCACCGCATGAAAGCGAGTAGCCTCAGCAACCTGCACCGTTTCTCGGAAAATGCGTCCTTCCATATCGTCTTCAGGATAGAACATTCCACAGATTGGATATTCAACCTCAATAAACCGAGTTGGAGCTGAAATAAGGATATCCTCACCTCTGCTGATAACTGCCACCCTGCTACTATTGACATGCAAAGGCCGTATCCACTCAAAATCCTTGGACAACCTCACAGCATTAACTGGTTGTTCTGCTGAGAATTCAAAAACAATCTCCTTATTCGGGAAATCCTCTGTTACTTTCTCTAGCTCTCCAGCAGCTTGCCCCATTGCTTCTAGTACAGGTAAAGTAAATGGCGACCTAGCCCAATGCTTTCTTTGGATGTTTTTACGTCGCTCTTCAATGGACTGCAATTGCTTACTGCCAAAGTAGATCCAATCCCAGACATCCAGCCCCCAGGTAGCTGACCATGGGCTAAACTGCTGTAGGATGTCCTCACGCTGCAAATCGAAAGCATCTACAACTGTCTCTGCACCTTCAAAGTTATATTCCGCCACTTCATTCTCGTACCATTGCGGCGGCAGCATCCGCCGATAGCGTTCTGGAATCATGCTGTCACCGCCATGGTCAGTGTCGATACAGAGTCAGCAGGCACAGTCACATTCAATTCCGCGCCGTTTAAGGTGTAGCCTGTGAAATCTATTACCCCATCCACGAAAAAGAGCGCTCCGATCTGCTGGTACAAGATCTGAGAACGCCCTTTTAGGTAGGTTTTGATTTGCTTAGTAATTTGGTCTTTGACCTTCTCGATTTCCGCATCTGGTCGCAAAGCAAGTTTTACAGCGATAGTCACCGGATACACTTTCGCGGGTAACACCTGCAAGTCGTGCAAGGCCCTGCGTTTGTCTTCCAGTTTCGTCCGTACACTGTTAGCCAGTTCCTGCCCCGCAGGGTTGCCTGTCAGGTCTGTGATATACACGTCGATAGATAGGTCATGCCGCGCCTTCTCAATAGCAACTGCTCCTCCTACCCCATCTACATTTCGCGCCCACCGCTCGTAATCTTGGCGTCTGCCGTCTCCTTCTTCTGTGCGGGCTCGATCAATGAGGCGTTGTCGGTAAGCATCGTCTGTCTCTCCCTCATTGCGAGATAAGCCGAAGAATACGCCCGTAGCATCCAGAAATTCCCCGTCTGCCCAGGGTAGAAACCGCTGGAGAAAACCGTACTCAAATAACTGCTGCTGATCGCTGATCTCCTCTGCGATCGGATAACCGAGGTCATAAAAGATTTCTCCCTCTTCCGTCGCTGGTGGCGTCTCTCCACGCTTTTGCGCTATCAGGGCCATCCGATTTGCCATCCGCTGATAAATCTGATCCGGGGTTTCCCTGAGAATCGGCATTTCTGGTTTGTCTAACGTTGCCATGTATTCACCTCCGTCCTAGTTGTCCCTCTCATGCCCTCAATTTCGAGCGAAAAAATGACCCCATTGTTCTCAAACCGAATGTCTACCACTTCCGCACGCTCTATCTCACTATGGGCCTCTAGCGCCTCTTGTGCTTGCGTCTTAATCGCTGGCAATGAAATGCCCGAGCGCATCCTTCCAGTCTCGTATAGAAAGTCTACACCGTATCGTTCCGAGTAAATCTCATACCGGAAACGACGCGTATTCAGGATTTTCTTTGCTGTCTCTTCCAAATACTCCGCATAGGTAGTCGTCCTCAAATAACGACCATCTAGCCCCTGCATCAATTGTTTAGTGGTCCAGTCGAATTTATATGTCCATGGAATCGGGTTATCTGGAGATTGAACCAGTTGTGTTTCGTCTCCGTTCAGCTCTGGAAACATTACTCCACCACCCCAAGCAGGAGGTATTGCTCGTTGTTGCATCGCAACAGGGCTACTTTTTTGCCCACATCTTCTGGCTTAAATTGGGCAGAACGCAATGCCGACAGCTCATACGGCTCCAAGGGTGTCGGGTCCTCGTCCAGCTTTACAGACAAGGGCGACAGCGACAAAAGCTTGCCGAACTCCCCTTGCGTATTCTCGATGCCATCCTGCGCATGCCCTCTCAGTTTTGCAATAACGGAATGCATCCCTTACGTCCTCCTTTCCAATTGAAGATCCATTGTGTATTGTCCGCCCTGCCAGCGTGCCTGGCAGTTGGTGACGAGCCAATCTGTGATGGTTTTATTGTCTTTTTCCATGATCTTGATGAGCCAGCCCGCACGCAGCCTAGCTGCATTTTCATCCTCGTGCCTGACCGAAATGGAGCGTGTCTTAGGAATTTTGGACAACTCCGCAAGCTGCTTTGCTGCCATTCCTGCTACATTTTTGTCCTCGCCTGCATCGATGACTTTTTGCATACGTCCGATTTGTTTGACCAGGCTATCATTTGATTTCGTTGCACTGCTCACGACCCGATCATCTCGGTAGCGCTCTACTGTCACAACGGTGTAAACATCCTCGATACTTTCTCCCGTCGAACTGCTTGCGAGTAAACTAGCCTTGAACATCGGGATAATACTGTTTTTCCCCTCGGGCAGTACCGTCAGCTTATCGCGCTGATACTGCACGAAATAGCGGATGCCTGTCTTTTCGTAAGCTTGCTCTGTCAGCGAAGTAAAGAGAGACGTGTATGATTGGGACGAGATTCTCTCTTTGACCGTAAAGCCGAACGCCGGGCAGCTAAAGTTGATACCTGCCGACTTGATAATTCGCGCAAGCTCCGTCCCTGCATCCCCGTCCAGCTTGAGTCTAGAGATTTCATTTTTTTGCATATACCAGCCCAACTCGTATGCTGTTGCGGATAGATCGCCTGTCCGATCATCCCGGTCAAAACGAACGAGTGGGCCATGGAAAAGCTGCTGGGATTCTTTTAACTCTGCACCTGCAAAGAGCATCAAAAAACCCGCCGATTGCAGCGGCGGGCCTTCCTTGATTCTCACATCACAATTTTGAGCAATTTGTCCCCTGGCCGAGGACCAGGAAAGCTCGGTAACGGCTGGGGTCAGGTCATAGCGGGTCTGTTCTTTTCCGTAAATGACTTTCATTTCGTCTGCCCTCCGTTACATTCTGTTTTCTCTTTCTAGCTTTTCGTGAATCTCTCTTTTCCTATCTTCCAATTTTTTGCTGTCTATCCGTGGAGCCGCTTGCTGCTTCTTCGTCTTCTTGGCTACCTTCCCGCTCGTGTTCGGGCGAGCTGGCTGCTGTTTCGTAATGACCGCCCCCGGGGATAGAAGCTGTGTCTGATTGCTCCACGTAATGAATTCGTCTTTGACAAACAGCGGCAGCTCAATCGAGCCGTGAAAATCGACGTTTTTTCCTTGGAATTTTCCGTCACATGGCCCGATGAGCACATTCCACGCCAAATCAAGCTCGTCTATAGTCAAAAGCGCTTCAGAGCCCGTTAAGCGATCCAATCCAGCAAGCCACTGTCTGGGCCCTTGATAGCCCTGTACCTCGACATAGGGAGCCGTACTGTCACCGGGTAAGATAAAGTCAAAGGAGATAGACTTTGGGCGTCTGGAAGAGATGCGGTTGCCGGACAATAATGTAATCGATGTCGTGCTTTCGATGTCGTTGCCATAGCCGCGAAACTGGATTTCCGCAGGTGTAACCGGAAATGTCAGCCTGTATTTGCCTTGGAGGCGGATCATGTGGTTACTCCTCCCCTCGTCTCTAGTGCATCCAGTAGAGAACGTTCGATGATGGCCTTGATTCTCTGCGCGACAGATGGATCGCTGAGCATTTTTAACATGGTCGGGATATCTTGTAGTACGCCTTGTACGTGCAGTGGAATCGAAACTTGCGGAATAGAAATGGAGACAGGCTGCGGATTCCCAGTTGAGTTGCCAACAGGCGAGTGATTCGGAGCAGCAGGACTTGCTTGAATTGCTGGTTTCATAGCTGCAGATGCCGCAGGAGTCTTGTCCTGCCACCACGACCTGACCCTATCGTATAGGGCACCACCCGCCGTTGATCCACCCATGCCACCAATAAGCCCACCAACTATCCCCCCGATTGCTGTACCAATCCCAGGTAACACCGAACCAATAGCTGCTCCAGTAGCCGCTCCCGCTGCTGCTCCTCCCCAGCCACCAAGTGCTTCTGCCCCCACTTGTGCTGCAGTATCCAGCTTGTTCGCTGAGCCTGCAATAGCTGTGACGCCTAGTAAAGTTCCAAGAAGAGGAACCCTTCTAAGTCCTCCTTTCAGCAATTGTTTCCAGCCACCTTTGCTGGCAGCTTTACCAGTCTCACCATGATTGCCGCCACTATCTGGTCCGGGTTGATTTCCTGCAGAAGAGGGAGTTGGCGCACTGTTTTGATTTTTGTTTTTGCCGTCAGTTTTCTCTGCTTCTTTTTGCGGATTACCGCCACCAGCGTCCGGTTGTTTTTTTCCTGCCGGAGAAGTTGTTGGGGCATTGTTTTGACCTCTGCTCGTTGTTTTCCCCGCTTGTCCTTGAGGAACACCACTATTCGAAGCAGATTTTTCTCCTGTTGGAGGGCGATCCCGAGAACTTTTTTTCTTTGATTCCTTTTTAGAAGAAGGTCTTTGTGTGCCATCGCAGCAACAGCAGCAGTCTTTTCCGCCAGTCCCTTCTTGAGGAAACTTTTCTTTGGATGTCCGAAGATCTTTGATTTTTCTCAGTTGAGATATTTTATGGTACAGAGCACTGCCAAGGATTAGTAATCCTCCGGTAAAAATCGCAGTACTTTTTATCGACTCGTCCAAAGAGTTAAACGAGCCCATTACTCCTTCAGCTGCTTTCGAAATCCCTGTATTTATCCCAGACATTTGTTCTGCGTACTGAGTCGCGATCTCGATGGCCTCGTTTCTCGCCATCGCTTGTGCCTGCCCAAGTTTAAAATAAACATCATTCTGTGCGGACAGTTGATGCGCATTCACCGCTTCATTCCCGACTTTATATGCGCTCTCTTTCCCCATTTCCGGCACAAAAGCCCCTGTAGCCGTATCTTTTACTTCTCGCAGACCCTTCGCCACGTCAACTCCGGCATCGCCTTTCAAAGTATCGAATGCACGTTGTTGTAACGTTTTATCCTGGATGCTAGAAAAAGTCATCAGGAGTTTTCCGAGGGCGATATTTATTGTTTCTTTCTCCCCCGTTGCAAGACTTCGATTCAGCGTTGCTATATCTTGGGCGGCCTTGGCCTTTGCATCCTTCTTATTTTGAGCCTTGTAATGCTTCTCAAGAATTGCGGCGAGATCACCATTATCCGACATCTTCATTGCATTCTCATACAGCGCTCCATACGTTTTAAAATCATTCAAAAGGTTCCCTATTGAGACAAAGGTAGCGGACATTTTTTCAGGCGTATTCAGCAAATTGCCATTCTGAAGGTTGAAATGAGCCATAGACTCCACAAATTTTCCAGTCGCGGCTCCCCCTCCCTTGTTACTTAAATACTGAACGGCATTTGACTGCCTAACGGTACTTTCATCACCAGTAGAAATCTCAATGGAGCTCATCATTTTCATGATTTCATCTTCCGTAAACCTCGTCGTATTTTTCAGCATGCCTGCTTTTTCTGCGTACTTTAAACCATTAGATGCATGCACAAGTTCGGCTTTGGCGATGAGGCTGTATGCTTGATCTTTCTTTATATCAGGGTTGAGCTCACGTATGATTATGGAAGTCTCTTCTACCTTCAGGAGTTGCTCATTACTTTTGCCACCAATTTCAAAAAGCGTCTTTTCTCTTTCTGTCGCCTGAGCTTCTTGGGCAACCGAACTCAGTGTTGTTCCAAGAGCCTTTTCGATCATGGGAGTTAGTGAGCCCAGAAGTCCTTTTGCGAAACCGTCATATTTACCTACTAAATCAAACGTTTCCATCATTGTTCCTGCCATTCTTTCACCTCCTTGTCCTCCCAGATGTCTACCCCCAGCAGAACCGAGAAAAAGCCGGGAGACCTACCCCCCAGCCCTTTCCTCGTCCTCTGCTTCAATCATCTGACAAGCAAAAATAAACAGCTTCTGCTTGTACAAATCGACTTCGTACTCGAGTAGATCCGACGGGCGGCCTCTGCCTTTTAGAAAAGCACGGCAAAGATGCCAGGCCTCGCCGTCAGATCGGATTAGTTTTTTGCTTCTTCAATGGCTTCTTCTTCCGTCTGGGTTGCATTCACTTCACGGACCGCATTGAGCAGCTTGGTGTAGCCTTCTGGATTGTCGCGGAAAATTTTCTCGACGAGCTCGTACTTGGTGCCTACCTTGTACGCTTTCTTCAGCTCTTCCTGATTCCAAGGGAAATCGTGCTCGGTGGCTTTCACCAATCGCGCATCGTTGTACAGGAACCAGTCGGTTTTCTCGCCTTTGTCAGCCATGCGTTCGCAATCGCGCAGCTCGGACAAATTCAGTTGGCGAACCTTCCACTCGTCACCGTCGATGGTTACGGTGATTTCTTTTCGCGGAGCTTGTTCATTGGCTTTGGCCAAAAATTTCTCGAGTTTGTTTTTGTTCATTTTCAAGCACTCTCCTATTCCGTGTAGGTTGGCAATTCATCGAGGTAATCCGGCTTTTCGATGGACATCCCTTTCAGGTCATATGTCGCGTGGTCGTTGCCGTCTGCTTTGGCTTCCCACAGCGTAATTTCGTCTGGGTTCAGCACGATATTGGAAATGCGGACGCGTTCGGAGTTGCCCGCTTCCTTGTCCAGCGTCTCGCCGATCAGGAATGGAAGGACTGGGGTCTTGCCTTGCGTCAATTGATCGACGCAGTAGTATTTCAGCGCAGCGTTGGTTGCGGTAATTTTCAATGTCACTTCTACATGCCAGTCATTGACTGTTTGGATTTTTCCTTTTTGCAGGCGATTCGTGTCGCCGTACTCTACCTTGAGCACCATTTTGCCTTCCAAGGTACCGAAGATCGGGTCTCCGTTTTCATCGTAAATTTGGCAGTTTTTCAGTTTAATATCGCGTGCAATAGCCAATTACAGCACCTCCCAGTCAATGTCAAAGTATTCGATGGCATCAAGCGGCTTCGCAGACAAGAGGAAGCCACGGCGATCCCCGATGCCGTCCTTTTTATCCGTAAATGTCCAGCCCGTATCAATCGCGCCCTGCTGCTCGCGAACGGTCATATACGCGTTGACGGCAGAGACAAACACCGCGCCGCCCAAATCGTTGTTGCCGAGCTTGCCTTTGTATTTCTTGCCGACTTGGCTGATGTCGTTGACGATCTGGTCCAGCGTCATGCTCACACGGATTTTTCCGTAGTCCTCGCGCTCATGCGTACCCAGAACAGCCAGCGTATTGACGGCGCTCTCGATGATGTACACATCTCCGTCGCGGGTTGCGATCAGCGTACCGGAGCCGAGCGCACTCAAAATATCAGTGTGGCCCCAATCCTTGAGGGCTTTTTTCAATGGAACGACGACGGCCGTCAGCGATTCATGCGCAGGTGTCGCGGCAATCATACCCGCTACCCAAGCGGCCCACTCCAGGCTGCCGTAAACTTTTCCGTTGTTGTGCTGACCAGCGATAGCACTGTTCACGACAAAACGGGCATTTTGCGCCACTGAGCGCTCGATGTGCTTCGCCATGTTCTCGTCGTCCGCCGCTTTGCCGCCGATTACCAGCGTGCTAAGCTTCTTGTTTTGTGTGCGACGATCGCTCATGAATTGCTTCGCTGCCGCTTGTACAGCCGCATCGTCAAAAGGCAGATACATCGTGTCAAAATCAGCACCGGACACAGCCATGAACAGCTTAGTCGAGTCAGCTGGGGTAAGCGCTACTGTGCCACTTTTTGCTCCTGTCAGCGCTGTTTCTGGCACGATTGTAACGGCAGTCTCACCCAGCTTTTTCACACGCACATAGCTGGATTGGCTCGTTTTCGCTGTCAGCTCATTCGCATCCGCAAACGAAAACTTCTCGATTTGCAGCGGGCCTGTTACCTGGAGTTCCTTCTTGCCTGGCTCGGACGTCGAGGCTGTGATCGCAACCTTCAGCTCGTTACCTACCAAACCTGGATACAGAGCCTCGACTCTGATTGCATCGGCTTGCTCGTACGCAGCTTTTGTCGCTGTGCCATTCGTCATGCGATACGCGAGAATCGTCGCGCCGCCTTCTGATGCCAGCTCCACGGTATCTACCTTGCCAAACGTGTGGGCCATTCGCTCCTCAAAGCTCCCCAGCTTGACGAGCTCATCTGGCGCGCCCCACTCTGCTTGATACGGCACCAGTACGACACCGTTTTTCGGCACTACACGTTCTTTTGCTTTTGCGATCAGTTCGACCGTTACACCCGGACGTTCACGTTGAATGGTCATGCTTACACCCCGCCTTTGTATTTGGTCAGTCGGCTCTTCACTTGTCCTTCTGCCAGTTGTTGATCATCTGCTTCAGAAAAAAGAGCACCTGCTACCTCGAACCCTTCGGCTCCAAGGTAAGCGGTGCTCTTGATCCACTCTTGTTTGGTTTGCACAAGCTCTGGGGCCTGTGCTTGTTGTTCTTTTCGTGCCACTATGATCAGTCCCCCTCTACATCAAATTCGTTGATTTTTTCTGTGACTGCTCTCTGCACCGCCACGTTGTAGGTGAACTGGAACGCGATTTCCGTCCGGTCCTTTTTATCCCGCCAAATACGCAAGGTGGAGCTGTCGATCTCGATAAACAATCCAGACGTCTCGCCTTGATAGCTGAACTGCCTTTGGCGAAGAAGCTCACGCAGCGGCTCTGCTGAAAGTGGCTGATAGACACCTGCTACCTTTGGATAGTGGAGGACGATGGCTGCTTCTGAGACCACCTGATAGGAAGTGAGGCTTCTTCCTTCTTCACGAACCCCTTGCGTCAAAAGAAACGCGATAGGCGGCTGGAATCGCTGCGCCATCCAGTCGTCCACGTTCACAACAGTAGATAGCTCTGGATACGCTTCCTTCACCAGTTCACTGAGAACAGCTAGCTCACGATCCATCCAGCTTCCACCTCCCATACTTGCGGTATTCTCTTCTGTCTTCGTCACATGTCTCTTCCCCCCGCTATTTCACTTCATTTGGCAAGGTATCCACGGCAAATACCCGCCGAGCAGAGAGCGAGTAGCCTTTGGCTTTGAACTCGCAACATCGTGTGGCGCCAATCGCCGTTTTCCCCGCTCGCCGGACATTTGAGTCTTCGGCGTACATAAAAAGCCACCCGACAGCTTCATCGGATGGCTCGTATCTCTCTTACTTGTTTCGCTTGACTCAAGTATAACCGATTCGGAGGAAAAACCGGGAAAATGACCCGATGTGTCAGGAAGTGTCAACCTTTGTCAACCTCAAGCATGCTTGTGAAAATGAAAAGAAGCTGTCATCATCAGACAGCTTCTCATCTAGTAAGCCGGGTTCTGTTTTTCATCATCCAGTCTGCTGAGCCTGATCGCCATACATCGCCCATGCCATCTTCATCACGGCGCTGCGCTTGATTTCATAATACCGCTGTCTGGACACACCGATTTCTTTGGCAATCAGATTGTTCTTGTCGCCATCAAGCAAAGCTTCGACCACCAAGCGTTCCTGCTCACCCGGAATCGTCTCAACCGCTTTATTGATCCGCTCGATTTTATCTTGCAAATTTTGCAGTCTCTTCCATTTTCGCTCCCGGCGTGCAACCTCCGCATGCGTCCGATCACCCGTGGTTCCCTTTCCTTTTGGCATACCCGAATCCAATCCGTACTGTGCGACCATTCCTTCCCCCGCCTCACGCAAAAAACGCTGGATGCGCACAATTTCGATCTGCATGTAATTGTAGTCGCGGATTTCTTCCTCGGCCTTTTGTAGAAAATCTACGCTTGGTGCTTGTTCACTGGGCCGGGCAAAGCCTTCTTTTCTAGCGGATACTGTCTTTTGCTGCCCCTTTGCCTTTTGATCCCCCATGTACTTGTCCCACTCCGGGCAAGAATCGATTTTTCCCACGTGCTTATCATGAACCTGGCAATGTGATTTCTTTCCCCAGCACGTTGCCGGACACACCTCGCATACTGCTTCCATGAAAACATCTTTGCTGATCAAGGCACTATTCCCCCTCGGTCATATATATGAAGTCCGTATGATTGCTTATCGGTTTTCGTTGACTCTTGCGTCTTTTCTTAATCTTTGAGACAAACCAATCTGTCCGATAATGACTCCGACCAATAAAACAGCTGCTCCGATTAATGCTGCTTCTATCATTTCGTACGTATCTCCTTTGCATCATCATTTTCTTGTATAATGAAAGGGGGCAAAGAGGATACTCACCAGTTGTATTCTTTGCCCCAAGCATTCAATGGGGATTCCGATCGTCAGTCGGAGTCTCCTTTTTTTGTTCCAGCTGCTCTTTCTTTTTCTCTTTGTTTGCTTTTAATTGCAGGTTGAACAGATTATTAATCCGAATCTGCAAATCTACCTGCTTAAACGTGACGATTAAAGCAAGGAAGCACACGACAACCGCAAGAACCTGAACGTAATCAATCGTCATCAT